AAGAAGTAACATTATAATTATGAAGGCTATCTCACAACATATGACGTATGCTGAAGCTACGCACACTAATACAGGAATTGCTAATATTCCTAATGATGCTCAATTAGCAAACATTAAAGCATTAGCAGAAAATGTATTTGAACCTTTAAGAAAATTAGGAGGTAACCAACCAATTAGAATAAACTCTGTGTTTAGATCGGCTAAAGTAAACCGAGCAGTTGGAGGTGCATCTACAAGCCAGCATTGTGCTAACAATGGAGCAGCAATGGACTTAGACGGTATCCATATTACTAATTTAGAATTAGGTGATTTAATTAAAGACAATTTAGATTTTGACCAGTTGATTTACGAAGGTATCGATGCAAGAGGAAAGATTGCTTGGGTACATGTTAGTTACAAAACTACTGGGAATAGAAAGCAGATTCTAATTATGAGAGATGGTAAATACCTTCCTTATAATACACAGACTGCAAAATTATTAAAAGGATAGACCATGGCAAAGAAAGAAGCAGGTAGAACAATAGAAGCTGTTAAAGTTAGTAGACCTGGAATACACAGTAAAACTAAAACTTCTAAATCAAAGAGTTCTAAAAACTACAAAAAAGCCTATAAAGGACAAGGTAGGTAATTATAAATTAATTCTTATATTTGCTATTATGTTATCATTACAAGACCTTCATGCACAGCTAGATGAATTTCTAGCTATTAACTCAATACAGTCTACATTCTCTTATGAGTTTTATACCGACCTTATTAATGAACAAAGGGCAGTATGGATTCGTAATGAATATAACAAGAATAGAAGTATAGACCCTTATATTCTACAAGACTTAAAATGTCTTGAACTAGAATTAGTTAATCCTATTGATTGCTGTATAGATGTTCCTACTGGATGTAAAGTACTAAGAACAAAGAAAAAAATTCCTAATACAATAGAGTTTTATTTTACTAAGGGTATCTCATCTGTAGGACCTGCTGATATAATGAAACCTAGATTTAGTTTAATTGATTATAGTAGAGTTCCTTATGTGGGACACGGAAGAACTACTCAAAAAAGTATTTATGCTTTTCTTTACGGAGGATATTTGTATATTACAGGAAAGATTCTAGATACAACAATGTTAAAGTACATTACTGTACGAGGAATCTTTGAAGATCCTACATCATTAGCAGAATTCTTAGATTGCCAATCTGGAAATTATTGCTGGACACCTGCTGTAGACTATCCATTAAACCAATGGATGTGGGCTTATATCAAACCTTTGATTATTCAACAGTTGGTACAAAAAGCACAGTTCAATAATGATGAGAGTAATGATAGTGACGATACGGATAAAACAACAGCATTAGATGGAAAATAGTTACTTAAAACGTACTGAGGGTAAAACCGCAGGAGATATAAAGAAGAAAGATTTATGGAAGCATTATAAGAAAAATGCAATCCATAAACTAATAGACATTAAAACATACAATGCTTTTACTACTGATTTATTGAATACGTTAAGTAAAGAAATAGTAGAAACCGGACTAGAAGTTAAGATTACTAATGTAGGAAAGTTTCGAATTAAATCCATGAAAACAAACGTCTTCAAAAAAGACGGAACTTTATCTAAGGCATTAAGAGTAGACTGGAAGAAAACTTGGGAATATTGGCACAAGATTTATCCAGAGATGACTCGAGATGAGATAGTAAAGGTAGAAGGTAAAAAAGTATTATTCCATGAGAACGCTCATTCTGATGGAGAAGTATATACTCATTTTTGGGATAACTTCACAACAGGACTAAGGTATAAGACTTTTTATAAGTTTAAAGCAGCAAGACAATATTCGAGACTAATCTCGAAAGTAGTAAATAACCCAAATAGAAAAGTATTTTATTATGGATAATGAAATGTTAGAAAACGAGAATTCTTCTAAAGCAGTAGAATCTACAGTAACAATCACTCGTAAAGAGTTTGAGGACGGAGGTTCAGAAGAAAGAAGAGTAGAGCAAGTAGATGGTGGTTACATTATTACTATTGAAAAGCGATTTAAAAATAGTAAAGGTGAATGGGAGTGGAAGGCTGAGAAGTCTGTTTCTCAAGATGATCCAAACAAAGACACAAGCTCTGCTGGAATAGCAAGTAGATTAGAAAGTATACTTAAAGGTTTATAATTATGTACTCAGGTAATACAGTTTCTTACAAAGCAATCCTTGATAAAGTTATCAGGGATTTCGGCTTTAATTACGACATCAAAGAAGAAGAAGGCGTTGAATGGTTGGCTGAGTTTATGGCTCATACTAATGTTGGAGTTACTTTGGAAGAAAAGATAGCTTACATGACGGTATGTGACGGTAGGGCTGATTTACCTTTTGACTTACATAAAATAGGCACAGTAGCTTCTATGGATGGAATTACTACTATAGAGCAAGCTGAATGTGGAGAAGGAAGAATGTATCCAATGAGATGGAAAACAGACTACTTCCACAAACGTTATCATATCGATACTAGAGATTATACTACAGAGGGTAGAGAAACTTATACTGTAGGTCAAGGTTATATCTTTACTTCTCAAGATACAGGTATCATAGCAATGGCTTATAGTGCTATTCCTACAGATGACTGTGGGTATCCTACTATCCCTGCAGAACAACAATGGTTAGAAGCAGCTTCCCATTATATTGCTCATAAAATAGCTAAAAAATTATGGTTACGTAATGAGTTAACTAATGATAAATTCCAGATTATCGAACGAGATAAAGAATGGTATTTTGCTCAAGCTGTTAATCATGCTAAACAATGGAACGGTGTTGATGAAGCAGAATCAGTTAAGAATTCAGTTGTTAGAACTATTCCTGATTTACAAGCTCACGCTAGTTTCTTTGCTAACATGCAATTACCGGAACAACGTAAATTCAGGCCTAAAGCTGGAACTGGTTTAGTGTCTACTATTAATGTAGTGTCAGCAACTGCCCAAGGTTCTAATCCTGCTACTATTTAAAAAGAATTATGGAAACTCACGTAAATATTTATCAAGGATTAAATAAGGATATTGCCTATGATACAATAGGTCCTAATTTATATATTGATGCTCTAGATATTAGAATTACTACTACAACAGGAGAATCTACAGGAGCGTGGACTAATATTAAAGGAAACTCAGCTAGTTTTTTATTACCTGCTAGTAACTTATCTGTGCCTAGTGGTAACAACTTTGGTACGTGGACAGCTTCTAATCCAGTAGTAATAGGGAGTACTTCAATCAGAAGTACCATTGTATTGTTTGTAGCAGATTCTTCTAATACTAAAGGATGGATTTATACAGTTAAATATGATCCTGCTACTAGATTAATTTCTGCTGGGTATCCACAATTAAAATACTATAATGCAAACTTTAACTTTAGTAAGCTTCATCCTATTGAAGCAATGGGAAGATATGAATCTGATTGCTTACAGAGAGTTTATTGGACAGATTATAATAACTTCTTTAGGTCTATTAATTTAGAGTCCCCTACGATAACAACATTAGCATTAGGACAGATAGATATATTTCCGGATATTACTTATAACCAGCCATTGCTTAAGATAATTGGTGGTGGTGGAGCATTGATGACTGGACAATACCAAATAGCATATCGATTAATTACGTTTGATGGTAAGGAAAGTTTATTCTCTCCTCCTAGTAATCCTATTCATATAGTATCTAGCAGTGAGACAGTTCCCCAAAGTTATCAATACGTAGGAAATCCAGTAGCAGTTAACTCAGGAAAATCTATCCAAGTTACTATTGATACATCTAGTTATAGTGGATATGAATATTTAGAAGTAGTATACATTTATAATGCGACTACTACAAGTACTCCTGTAGTACAAACTATAGAACAAATTAGTATTGGAACTAGTACTTCAATAACAGTAAAGTTAACAGGAAATGAAACAGGAGGATATCCTCTTGAGTTACTTTCTTTTACTACTAAGAATAATCCTTTTAAGACTCCTAAAACAATAACTCAAAAAGATAATTCTTTAGTAGTAGCAAATATCAAAAGCTCGACTGTTAGTGTACAAAGTTTATTAGCACCAGGAGAAACTTTTTCTGCAGAAACACTTAGATATAAATCTGATGGTGTTACAGCATGTACAGATAGTTTTAACCAAGATTATAATATTGATGCTCATTGGGATGCTTTATGGCACAAAGATAAGCAGTACAAATATCAAACTGACGGTACTACATTAGGAGGAGAAGGACCAAACATTCAATACTCTTTCCATTTAGAACCTTACAGAATAAATACTGTGAGTACTCCTGGAATACCTTATGTCCCAAATACTCCAGTTACAACCCATAATCTTAATGATGGATATACTTATACTAATACAACTTTCGATAGTCCTGCATCTCCTTTTATTTCTGGTCTTTTAAGAGGATATAAGAGAGGAGAAACTTATCGATTTGGTATTGTATTTTATACCAAAAAAGGTGAGGCTACTTACGTAAGTCACATTGGAGATATTAAATTTCCTGATTTATCTGAAGCTGACGGAGTAACCAATTTAAGTGGTACAAATTATTTTCCTATTGCAACAGATTCAGGATACATAGTTACTGGATATAGTTTAGGAATTAAGTTTCAGATTGACTTCTCTTCTTGTCCTTCATTATTAACAGAAGTAGAATCTTATCAAATTGTTCGTGTTGAAAGAACTAATTTAGATAAACGAAGAATATGTAGTGGTACATTTAAGACATTTTCTAAACCAAGAGTAGGAACATCCGTAAGTGGTGTAGAAGACTTTAGAGTAAATGGAAGTGAAGATGTACTTCATTTATTAGATATGAATGGAGGACCAAACGGTAGCTTTACTAGATTAGAAAGTGCTCCAAGTGATGGTTCTATATATCCAGATTTGTTTGGAGAGTATATTAATTTTATTTCTCCAGAGATTTTTTACGACTATAATAGTATACCAGCTACAATCGATTCTGTTCCTGAGCCAATGATTCTTATTAATGGAGGATTAGATTTAAAAAATGATACTGTTACTACAAGAAATACTTCAGCAGGTGAACAAGTCGGACAGCAAGTTCAAGATTACAGAAGAAATTATACTAAAACAGTACGAGTAGATAAAACATCTACTAATGTGACTTACCCAACAATAGGAGCATATAGAGGAATTGAGTACGTTAAAAGACTTACTTATAAACAAAAGGTTAAGAATCAACCTTATGGAACTTTATCTGATTCTACTACTACTGCTGTAGGAGGATACTACATGCGAAACTTTTACGCATTTGCAGACCCTGCTACATCTGCTACTTTAAATAAACCTAATAATGAATCAAAGTCTGTATTATATAGAGGCCCTTCAGGACTTTTAGGAAAGATGAGCAAGATTAGTAATGACCCTATTTCTGGTGCTTCATTAGGAACTGTATCTTCTACAGATTACTTCAATACTACTAATGTAGTAGCTGTAGGAGCTTCTGGTACTCACACATTAGTGTGGGCAGATGTATTAATTCCTAAACAAGAAATTTATGGAGGATTTGATTCTAATGCATTAGTTACTAATAAATTCATAGGGGCTTCTCCAGTTATCTCTACAGCAAATACAAACCCTATTGTATATGGAGGAGATATTTTTATAGACATGCATATTAATCAAGAATCTACTACATTTTTAGATCCAGATTTTTATGATGCTTCTACTGGAACAGATGGTAGATTTGTAACTAATAGAACAATTACTGGAGCGTTTCCTTGTGAGTCTTCTATTAATTTAAGTGTTACTCATGGAAGTACGTTACAAAGAACTGTATTATTTGCTTTTAATAGTACTTATATATCATCTCTTTATAGACAAGAAACCGGGAATTATAGTTCGACTTATGCTAAATCTTTAAATATGTATGACTATAATGGAATCTATTCTAAAGAAAATAGCGATGTTACTTTTTATGTAGAACCAATCTCTGGAGGAAGTTGTTCTGATTTAGTACAAGACACTAGAGCATATTTATCTAACGTAAAAACTAACAACGAATTAGTAGATTCTTGGTCTAAGTTTGGGGTTAATAATTTCTATGACATAGATGATTATGGTCCTATTAATAAAATTCTTAACTGGCAAGATACAGTACACTTTATCCAAGACAGAGCAATAGGAGTATATGCTATTAACAGAGCTGCTATTACTACTACTAGTGATGGAGTACCTACTCAATTAGGTACAGGTCAAGGATTTGGTAAGCATCAATACTTTTCTAAAGAGCATGGTTCTATCCATCAGTGGGGTATTACTTCTACAGAAAAAGGTATTTATTTCTTTGATGGTATTCATAGAAAAATATTTATTTGTGCAGGACAGAATAGTCCTATATCGGAAGCTTTAGGAATTCACAGTGTATTACAAGCATTGCCTTCAGAAGTATTTACTCGTAAAGAAAATGGAGGAGATAATCCTCTAGTTAATAAAGGAGTAGTACTAGGAAAAGACTTAATTAACGATGAGATTATCTTTACTTTCTTAAGTACTAATAAAGAAAATAGTAGTACTTACGTACTAGATGAGGTCGCTCAAGTATTTGCTACTCGTTATTCAGCTACTCCTACTACATGGATTAGTAATGGTGATATTTTATTATCTCCTAATCCTAGTGCTAATAATCAGTTGTGGACACATAATATAGGAAGCTTTGGGCAGTT